AAAGCGTGGGGCTGCTGGAAATGAGTATGCCGTCAGGAATTCTTTGTCTGCAATCTCTGGACACAGGGCCGTGATTTCTTCTGGAAGTGGTCTTGTCGAATACGCCAGTAATAACGACATGACTCATCAATACAGGGTTCTTGGCATAACGACAAATTCTGCCTCTATTGGAGCAGACATAAATATACAGACATTCGGAGAGATAGTTGAGCCTTCATGGTCTTTTGTCCCCGGCAATGTATTTCTAGGAACTGATGGCAACTTAACACAAGTTGCCCCGTCAGGAATAAATGAATTTTCTATGGTGGTTGGGTATGCAATTGATGCAACCACTATTACTGTTAATATCCAATCTCCTATAACTATAGAGTAAAATAAAATGGCAGCACAAAAATTTATCCGTAATGACGCTGGAAGCCTCAAAGAAACCGCTGCATTGCAGACGTCTGTAGGGGCTGGAGACGCTGGCAAAATCCCAGCGTTAGATAATAGTGGAAGACTTGACGCGACATTGATGCCGGTAGGATTTGGATCGGATGTGGCGGAAGTAGTCACATCAGAATCCCTTTCTGCTGGGGATTTTGTAAACATCTGGAATAGTGCAGGCACCTTTAAGGTACGCAAGGCTGATGCTTCTGTAGAGGGAAAAGAAGCTCATGGGTTTGTTGTCAGTGCATTTATTTCTGGTGCATCTGCGAAGGTATACTTTGAGGAAACAAACACTCAAGTAACTGGTCAAGTACCGGGTAGAGTTTATCTTTCAACAACTGCCGGACAGGGCAGTACAACTGCCCCAACAACTGCCGGGAATATTGTTCAGATTATTGGGTTCGCAGTATCTGCAACATCCATAAACTTCCAATACAACCAGCCTATCGTACTGGCTTAATATGACAGAACGTCGGGCGGTAGTAGTCATTGGCGGAGTATTGAAAGAACTTCCTGACGGAGACACCTTAAAGGGTGCTGGTTCAGGAGGTTCTTCGATTGAAAACTTTGATGGAGGCGAGCCGGACTCTATTCCAGTAGTCGGGTTAATAATTGATGGAGGCACACCATGAGCGGAGTAATTCAATTAAGGAGAGGAACTACTTCTCAATGGACGGCAGCTAATCCAGTTTTAGCAATTGGTGAAATGGGGGTAAATATTGATGACCTTTCTTACAAAATTGGCGATGGAATAAAAACTTGGAATGCGCTGTCTTCTAGGGAACTGACAGGTATTTTTGGTGCGGGTACGACCTACACTGGAATTGATAAACCATCTATTCCGGCAGAAAATAATTTAATTACTTGGACACAAAGTATTGGTGGCCGCATGATGATGAGAATGCTGGGGCCGTCTGGTGTCGATACAACGTTACAGCCTGCAATTTTCGGTAATGGAATTATTCTAGTTTCACCTTCTGCAACTACTACATTTTCTGTTCTAGGCACCCCGCTTCCGACGGCTGTAGGTACTGTTGCTACTCCTCTTATTACGGCAGGTGTTTCTCTACGCGCTTCTACGCGAAGAACTACCGTGACAAGTGCGGCTACCGCAAACTCTGCTAGTGAATTACGCCTGTCAACTACGCCCGTTTATCGTGGGGAAGTTTTTGGTAATTCAACCGCAGGTGGATTCTTCTTCGTTAGCAGAACCTCATTGAGTAGCACTACATTATTACAGAGACAAATTCTTGGATTAACTTCGGCTTCTACTGCCCTCGCTGCTGCCCAAAATCCTTCAGCATTATTAAATTGTATTTTTCTAGGCAATGATTCTGCTGATACTAATATGCAGATTATGTACAATGATGGTGCTGGCACGTGTAGCAAAATTGATCTAGGGGCTAATTTCCCCTCAACCGACATAACTGCAATGTACGAATTGGTTCTTTTCTGTAGACCCAACGGTGATTCTGTGACGTATCGCGTCACTCGTTTGGAGACAGGTGACACTGCTGTTGGAACTTTGACTACAGACCTACCAGCGAAAGCAACTCTCCTATACCCACATCTTTACGCGAACAATGGCGGAACAGCCGCTGCTGTTGTATTGGAATTCATGCGGCTATACATTGAAACAGACTACTAAAAGGATACCAAAATGAGCTATGTACTTTCAGGAAGTGCATCTGAATCAGCAAATGCATCCCCTTCAGCCATAGGTGACAAATTCACAATTGAGTATGTAACGAATGCTGCTGATATGGTTGGAACGTATTCTGCTGGTGCAAAGGACATCTGCGGGAACCTAATTTAACAAGCTCTAAATAAATCATATAACGAGGAATAAAAAATGGCTAACGCTCTCTATAACGAAGGCAAACGTGCTCTCTTGAACAAAGAAGTAGACTACGATACTGATACCTTGACCGTAGCACTTGTCAAGAATACCTACACATTCAACCAATCACATACCAATGTGACTACCCATATCACTTCGCATGTAGAAGCAACGACCACTCTTGCAGGAGTATCAATTTCTGCTGGTGGAGTAGTTTCAGCATCGAACCCAGTTTTCACTGGTGTGGCTGCTGCTGTAGCGATCTCGGCAGTCGTGATCTATAAGGGAACCACTCCATTGGTGTATGTCGATACTGGAACAGGATTCCCATTCACCACTTCAGGTGGCGATGTTGAGATTTCTTGGTCTGGTAGTGGAATCTTTAAGCTCTAATAGGGGCTTAACATGGCAGACAATGTATCGGTAGATTATCTTGAAAATACTTCGGTTCTTTATGGGCCGGAGATTCATTTGTCAAGTTTTCCAAATCACCTTGAAAATACTTCGGTTCTTTATGGGCCGGAGATTCGTGAGCCACATCGTCCAGAGTTTATCGACAACTCTCAAGTATTTTACATTGCAAGGGTAGGTTCAGTCGCCAATGTCGCTGAACCAGATTTCACTGAAAATGTCGAAGTCTTTTATTCTCCAACTGTAAATTTCAAGATCGTGCCGGTCTTTATCAAAAGTACGAATGTCGTATATCTTCCGTCGTCTGCCAACCCCATAACAGTATTCCCGGAATTCATTGATAAGACTGCTACCTTTGGCCGACCGATCGTAAACCTCCTGCCATTCGATGCTCCATTAGTCCTGCCTGACAAAATCTTCAGACCTACACTCACACTACCACCCGGTGAGACTTCAACGACTGGCAGCAATCGTGTCTTCAAAGACTTCTCTGCCATGTTCAGTGCCCATCCGTTGACAGGCGATATCACACGGGTGTTCGATTACGATTCAGTCACGCAGGCATTGAAGATGATTATCTTCACTGAATTTTATGAGAGACCTTTCTCTTCACAAAAGATTGCAACTGGCATCAATACATATTTGTTTGAGCCTAACGATGCTACTTCTCGCCGTGAGATTCAGGAGCGTATTGCATCGGCCATCATCGGCCATGAGCCAAGAGTCATTGTCGAGGAAATCATTGTCGAGCAGCATGCCGGAAATCCGTATGCCATAAATGTAACCGTCACATACAAAATAAGAACAATGGTGAGATTGGAAACATTCTCATTATTCATTGAGAGAGTCTAACATGGCAACGAATGACAAGATTATTAGAAGGTCAGTTCCTCTGGCCAGTGCAGACTTTGATTCGATCAAGAAGTCGCTGAAAGAGTTCCTGAAAGAATGTCCTGATCTAGTCGATTATGACTTCGATGGTTCGATGACAAGCATTCTCCTTGATGAGCAGGCTCTGAACAGTCATATCAATGCGTTCTACCTGAACATGGTAGGTAATGAGGCTTTCTTGAAGACGGCCATTAGGCGTGATTCTATCGTGGCCAGAGCCGAAGCTCTTAACTACACTCCGTCCAGCATCCGGTCGGCAGTCGCTTCAGTCTACATCAAACTGAATGCACCAACCAATCCTCAATTCATTGACATCCCAAAATACACGGCCTTCGTGGCCACAGGTTCTGGAGTGTCGTTTACATTCTATAACACAAATTACATTCGAGTGATCCCGGATTCTGCTGGACAATATATAGTCCCTAACATTGAGATCGTCGAAGGCAAGTTCCTCACTCACAGATTCACAGTAGATGCAAACATTATCGAGAAGGGTGTCATTATCCCCAACGTGAATGTGGACTATTCTAAGATCGAGGTTGCCGTTGCAGAAAATGTAACATCTAGTAACTTCGAGACGTTCACTGAATCCCATGACGTTACCATTACCGATCCAGAGTCACAGGTTTACTTTGTCAGAGAGATGGACGGGTTTCTGAATGTTTACTTTGGTGATGGATACGTCGGGAAGAAACTTGTCCTTGGCTCCGTGATCAAGGTCATCTATCCAATATCCAATGGGCCTGCCGCAAACGGCCTTGCCAGCTTCACGCTGGGGTCAGCCTTGCCGTTGGTTGCGTCTGCGTCTGTCGTTGCGTCTGGGCCTTCGTTTGGCGGGGCTGATGCAGAATCTCTTGAGAGCATCAAGCTGAATGCTCCCCGGTTCTTTGAAACTCAAAATCGGGCAGTCACTGCATTTGATTATGAGTCACTGATCAAGAAAAGGTTCCCGAATTACGATGATGTGATTGCATGGGGCGGCGAAGAGAATATTCCCGTTGCATATGGTAAGGTGTTCTTGGCCATCAAACCAGCTTCTGGCTTCTACATGACCCAATCAGAAAAGAATCGTGTCGTATCTTTTCTTAGAGACAAGAAGGTAGTATCAATCACTCCAGTCGTTACGGATGCTGAATATATTTTCATTCGTGCGATTGTCGATGTCCAGTATGATCAGAGTTCTACTGAAAAGATGTCTGGAGAAATCTCTTCGATGGTGAGCGATCGTGTCCTTGGATACTCTGAATCATCACTGTCCCGATTTGACAAGACGCTTAGAAAATCTGTTCTGTCAAGAATCATTGATATGACTGATCCTTCCATCCTGTCAAACACATCTCATATGACCATGGAGAAGCGTTACTTCCCGGCAATCAATGTCCTGAAGCAAGTCGTGTTTACGTTCAACAACCCAGTAGAGAAGAATAGCTTCACATCCTCAAAATTCACGTTCAATGGCCAGTCTGGATGTTTCTTCCAGTCGTTCGATGAGTCCCTGAAAATCCTCAGACGATCGGGTGTAAATATAATTACAGTGATGGAGAATGCAGGGACGATTGATTACCTGACAGGAACTATCACTTCGGCACCAATTGAGATTGACGCAATCGTCCAATCAATTGATACCCGAGACGAGACGACCGGCCTCTATTTTATTGCCATGAAGGCAATCCCGGCTGGAGAGGACATTTCTACAGGAAGAAAGCAGATTGTGCAGATACTATCCTGCAAGACGACTGCGATCCCTGTCAGTAAGTCAGACATTTGATTCTAGGAATTCGGGATGACACTTGTAAAAGCTGGGGCAAAAATACAATTTGAAGAACAAAAGACATCACGGTTCGTAGAGTCTCAGCTTCCTGCATTCTTAGTCAACATGGAGTCGATGATTGTTCCATTCCTCAAGGCATATTATGAGTGGATGGAACAGAAAGGCGGCATCACATATGACATACGAAGCATCCTTGACATGCAGGACATTGACAAGACCACTGAAGAGTTCATGTCCTTCTTCATGGACGAGTTTCTTCCGGGGATTCCTGCCTCTGTGTTGGCAGACAAGGCACTTCTAGTTAAGCATGCCAAAGAGTTCTATTCCTCAAAGGGAAGTGAAAACTCCTTCAAATTTCTTTTCCGAATCCTCTACAACGAAGATTTGGAATTTTACTATCCAAAGCAAGACCTTTTCCGATCATCAGATGCTGTCTGGATCGTTGACAAAATCCTCAAGGTGTCGGCATTCGATGTCGGCATCAACAACCTCAATGACCGACGCATCTATGGAACTGAAAGTGGTGCAAGTGCGATCGTAGAGACCACTATCTTTGGGATCAGTGGATCGACTCCGTATGCCTCTATGATCCTCACAGAGATCAATGGCGAGTTTGTTATTGATGAAGCCATAGAGACCCGCGATGAGAACCATCGTGTCTTCATGCGTTGCCTTGGGCAGGTAGGAAAGGTTTCTATCGACAGTCAAGGGACTGGATACATAGTAGGACATGTCGTGCCGATCACAGACAATGGAGATGGTGACAACTTCTTTGCATACATCTCGGCAGTCGGTGTCAACGGTGAAATGAAGAAGATTGATATCATTGATTCTGGTGTAGGGTATTACGAAATTCCTCCAACCACTACGCTTGCAGGAATGACGGGAACTGGTGCGTCCATATCCTTCACTCTTACTGCTATGAGAACTGCTGAAGGAAGATTCGCGGATGATAGTTGCATGCCATCGTCCACAAAGAGATTGCAAGACGGAAAGATGTATCAGGAATACAGTTACGTTCTGAAGAGTGGCGTCACCTTGAGAACTTTCAAGGACACTATATTAAGACTTCTGCATCCAGCCGGGTTCTTCATGGGGTCTATCATGAGAGCCTTGGCCAATGGCGGGTTCCCGATTCCTGTAGGAGTCTTCAATCATCATGATGTGAACTTCGACGATCCAGATCATCCATCGAACCGTCTCTTCATTGATGTCATCCTGCACAGAGAATACTTCCACGGCCCACAATGGACTATTGGTCAGATTGATGAAAGATATCCGAACGGAATCCCTCTCGGTGCAACGATGGAGAGGATATTCAACCCAGAACTCCTCATCCCACTTCCGAAGGCAATGCTGCGAGAGGTGAGAATCGAAAGTAGGATTCAGTTGAACCCAGAATCTGGTGGATATGGATCATTGGGATATACATTCCCCGGCTACTGGAGAATTGGTTCGTATCCACAAATCGTTACAGAAATTATTGACTACACAGACAACCTACTTATTGAGAGTGGCGATGTCCTACTGCTGGAAGATGGCAGTCAGTTGCTACTTGATTAAATACCGATATAACGAGGAATTGAAATGGCAGATTTGAAAATAAGTCAATTAGAGTCATTGGGGCTGCTTGAGGCGGTTGACTTGTCCAATGATATCTTCGCGATCGCAAAGAATTTCGGCACTGAAGGAAACAGAAAATACACATTGCTTGACGTTTGGCTGGCAATGAAGAACGCAGATGCTGATCCATTCCCCCAATATTCTACAGGTGCAGTTTCAGAACCTCCTGTTATTGTTAGTAATGCTGCATGGATTGGCACTGGCCCGTATACCCAAGAAGTCGTGGCGACTTCCCTTACGGCTACCGATAAAGTTTTGGTAGATGTCGATCTCGCTGGCGTATCGTATGGTGATATTCCTGACTATGAGACTGCATACTCTCACATATATCGTGCAGCGGTCGGTGATGGAGTTATCACCTTTTATGCCAAAGAGATACCGGCTAAAACATTAACTATTAGTATATTGGTGATATAATGGACGCTATTATTACAAGACGGGCTGGGTCTGCTCCACCTATCCCAGAACCGGAATTATGGACACGACCTGCTGACTGGCTAGAACTTCCCGTTGTGGTTAATGGTGACTCTCGCTATGTTGGCCTATATCACTTAATTCCTGAAACTAAATGGGTTGCTTTATCCGCAACTGGGAATTACACAGTTGACTGGGGTGATGGGATTATAGAAAACTTCGCCTCAGGTGTTACTGCGTTTCACACTTATGATTATGCAACTTTTGACCCTCTGCGTTTGACGCAAACCAGTGAGGGTTATTTGCAGGCTATTATCAGTGTGACACCTCAAGCTGGGCATACGCTCACTGGGTTAAACCTTAATAAAACAGACGGCTCTGGTGCATCCCCATCAAAAAGCGGGTTGGCAGATATAGTAATTGCTGGGCCAGACCTAACATCATTACTAATAGGATCATCTGCTCTGTCATCAGATTCTACAAATGTAGCTTTCAACAGATTAAAGCAGGTAAGCATCCTTGAAAATAAGGTGACCTCCTTCAATTTTGTGTTAGCACATCTTACCTACTTAGAATCAATACCTGTGCTATATACATCGTACAGCACAGATTTCGTTGCGATGTTAGCTTACGCAACAAACTTGAAGTATGTTTGTGACTTTGATACATCATTAGGGACTGCTATGGGTTCTATTTTTTATAAAAATAACTCTTTGATTAGTGCCCCCAATATGGATTTATCAAAGACACTAGGAACCATTAACCTTTTCTATGAATGTTATTCCTTAGAGAACGTGCCCGAGTATAATCTGCAACTTTGCACGAATATCTCTAATATGTTCTTGCGCTGCTATAAGGTTAAAGGTATTAGCCTTATAAACACAGGTGCCGTTACTACTGCCTCGAACTTTGCTGAAGATTGCTATGCCTTAGAAAGTCTTTCTATGAGCAATTGTAGTGCACTAATAACGTACTCCTTTTTTATGAAAAATTGTTTTTCACTAACCTCCTTGCTACTAATAGGGCTGACATACTCGTTCGAGATTTCCAATGGAAATCTCGATGGGCCATCCCTTAATGCCCTATACACCTCTATAGGATCAGCAACTGGTGGAAGCCAGTCTATAACTATAACAGGAAATAAAGGTGCAAGTTCAGATGACCCCACAATCGCTACAGCCAAAGGCTGGACAGTCACAGGATAATTATTATGGCCTTTTATAAGAAAGATGAGGATGTTCTCCTCATTGCACCTAACTTTGTATATGCACCAACAGTTACTTTGATGGCAGAAGATCAAACTACATACACCTACCCGCAAGACGGGTGGCATTGGTTTGATACAGAGGAAGAAGCGAGAACGTACTTTGATTTACCTCCTCCATTATAATAAAGCAACAAAAAAGGGCCAATTGGCCCTTTTCTTTTACCATTCAAACACAATGGAGTATCGTTCTACCTGTGACAAGTCTCGCTGGATAGGACGTCGGTTTTCAACGTATAACATTTGCCCGGTGCCGATTTTGAAATCTGGCAGATCAATGGCAGTCACCACCCCAGTTGAAGCACTAATGGAAGTCGTGAATGGATTCCCGCCAAATTCCCCGACAGTATCTGTCAAGTAAACATATGTAGCATCGAACTCTACAATTCGGCCATATGCACTTGTGGTATCGTCCGTCAGGATTTCATCAATCTCCAAGGTGCCAATAAGGCCCGTGTAGGTGAGTTTAGTGGTCAGTCTGGCTCTTGATGTGGCGAAAGGACTATCGTCTTGTGCTGAAGGGTTCTGGATGATCACAATTGATCTTACATCGTTCTCGGTACTGATAGTGCCTTCTTCATCATACTCAAGTGCCACATCGACCATTGCGTAGTATGCAAACAACTCATTCAATGCTGAACTTCCATGACCATTGGCCGGTGCAAGGTTGGCATATGCAGTGGCATCGTCACCATTGCCAGTGATCGTCACTGAAGCGTAAGTGTAGCCACTTCCAATGTTTGACATGACGATCTTAGTGATGATCCCGCCAGAGATGACGGCAGTTGCAGCGGCACCAGTACCATCGCCAGTGATCGTCACAGTTGCTGCCGAGTATCCAGTTCCACCATCAATGATCTTGATACTGTCAATCGTGCCTGCAACGGCAGTTGTCTGTACAACATACTGGAGGCTACCGTCACCAACGACTGCATCTTTCATTGGAATGAACTTAGAGGTTGCGAATTTGGCGAAGACAATCGGGTTCAGCTTGGCCATGAACTTCCAGATATAACCATCAGCAGTTGTGATGTTTGTCAAGGAGTTTCCGATAGGAATGGCAGTGGAGGCAATGCCGCCATTGTTCGAGATACATTTGTACACATTGAGATGATCAGCAGAAGAACCGTCATTGATGATCACAAAGAACTTTTTATTGTTCAGTTCATGATCACGATAATCGTATTCATCATAAATTGTTCCAGTTTTCCAATCATTCCTCTTGACACCTTGTACACAATCAGCCGGACTGACTCGCTTCGCCCCAATCAGTGAGTTGTATGTGTCATAAGTGTACTGGCCAGAAGTCCCCGGAGTAGGAGGATTCAAGTCATTGGCAGTTGGTGAAATGTCAGTTGGAACCCATGGGACGATTCTGCCGACTGCAAGATAGGTTGGTTCTAAAAGAGACTCTTTGAAGCTCTTTGCGTTTGAAACTCGGAATGACGGATTGATAATGGCGACCATTTTATCTCTTCTCTATGGTGTGTATGGTGTATTTATGGTTCATAGTTCAAGTAACCTAAATATCTCCATATGACATATTCGCAATTTGGAGATATACATGATTATCAAGCGACTGGTAAAGGGCGAAGAGCTTACCTACGAAGAAATAGACAATAACTTCCAAGAACTGGATACCGCAATTGCTTCTAAGGCAAACTCTGCTGACGTATTTACAAAGTCTGAAGTCACGGCAGGATATGCCCCAAAGAATGGAAATACTGGAAATGAATTCAGTGTCAAGAATGCAACCGCTGATCAGCATGCGTTTCCAAAGAAACAGGCAGAGACCGCAATCGCTACTGCTGTTTCTGATGCATCGACTGCCCTTGAAAATCAATTAAGGTATAACAGCTTCGTAGTGACAGGAACTGCCGATGACATTGTATTGACATTGCAAGTTGGAAGGGTTGGGGTCACTGCCATTCAACCGGGTACTGAAGTCAATTTCATTGCTGCTTCAAACAACACTGGCCCGGTCACTGTCACCGTAAACTTCGGCACCGAAACATTGACTACTAAGGCAATCACAAAGATTGGACTCACCCCATTGGAAGCGGATGATATCAAGGCCGGTGCAGCTTACAAATTATTCTGGGATGGCACTCAGTTCCAGATGTTCAGTGGCACTGCCAGTTCAGGTGGGGCAGTTGATCTAAGTGACTACTACACTAAGTCTGAAATAGACGCGAAGGTTTCTACTTGCCGGATTCCTGTCGGCTTTATCATGGCTTATCCGGTAAAGGCAATTCCTACTGGATATGTTGCTGGCAAGGGTCAACTTTTATTGATTGCAAACTTTCCAGACCTGTTTGCTGTTGTTGGCCATATCTTCAAACTGCCAAATGAAACTGTCCCTCTTGGGTATTTCAGAATTGCAGACCTCCGGGCGAATTATCTCTCTGGCCTTGACGATGGTGCAGATATTGACAAAACAATTATTCAAGGGAATCTGACCAGTGGATCGGCAGTTGCGTCTGCCATTAACTTCTTTGGGAATACAATTGGCGTTCATGGGGCACCTCCAGTTGGGGCATTGAAGGTTTCGGGAGCTGGCATTCAGGCAGGTACTACCATCACCAATATCAATTGGGTAACTAACCAAGTTACTTTGTCAAAGACTGCAACTGCCTCTGCAACTGGGGCATCTCTTACTGTTACTGGACGCCTTGAAGGAACTCAGCAAGTTGATGAATTTCGGAGCCATACTCATACTGGTTCCCCAACCACTCAAAATTTAATTGGAGGAGCGAGTGGGGCATTTGTGAATCTAAACACTCAGCCACTTGGCCCAAGTTCAGAAGTGGGTGGCCCGTCAACTCATCCAAGAAACATCCCGGTCGTATTCTGCTTCAAGGCATTTGACGTTATCACTCCTCCAGTAGAAGTTGACTACAATTCCGTCATCAATGCCGCTGTAGATGTAGCAGTCAATAGTAAGGTTGTCGATAAGATAAATGTTAGTAAGGTTGGGGATAAGATCACGATCACTGGAACTTATGTGGGAGCTACTGGAGGAGTCATTTCCTTTGCATCAAAGGCATCATTGGATACTGATTTTGTTGTCACTGTGCAGCGAACTGTGAGACCTGCCGTTGCATTGTCACTGAATGACTTCCCTACAATTTCGGCAAAGACAGCTACGTCATTCACCATCACTGGTTCGACTGCAATAACCAGTAGCTGGACATATGATTACATTATTGTTGGCACTGGAACATTGGTCTAAATAGATCATCAAGAGAGAGATACCTTCATGTCAAATTTGAAAAACTTTGGAAACGCACCTTACTTCGATGACTTCGATGCTGATAAAGGATTTCTTTCCGTCCTTTTCCGTCCGGGATATCCAGTACAGACGAGAGAACTCAACCAACTCCAGACAATCCTTCAGAATCAGATCGGCATTCTTGGCGATACTATATTTGAGGATGGCAGTCGGGTCTTTGGCGGAGAAGTGAAGTTCAATCCTGCCTCTGCATACGTTCGCCTGAAGTTCCCACTATCCCGCTCTAACCGTGGAGATTACATTGGTGCAACTATCACCAATGGAACGATCTTTGCGATGATCTCGCATATTGAAGTTGAGGCCGGTGTGGATTCTGAAACTATCTACATCGAATACCTCGGTGGCGATTCTCTCGATCCAGAAATCCGTACCTTCGGAAATAACCAGCCACTCTCCATCACACTGATAGACTCTTCTGTTGAGCAGAGTGACGGGACTACCTATATCCTTGAAAGTACCGTAGCCGATGCAGTTGGAACTGGAACCATTATTAGCATCACTTCAGGTGTGTTCTACAGTAATTCAAGATTCATCACTATCCCTGCCCAGACGCTGGTGCTTTCAAAGTATGAAAGCCTTGACAACCGCTCATACTCAGTGGGTATCTCTGCCGAAGAAATGATTGTTACTCCTGAAACCGATACAAGTCTCCTTGATAATGCTACAGGTGCTACCAGTGAGTCTGCTCCCGGTGCCCATCGCTATGCCGTGCTTGGACGATTCGTTCTGAAAGAGAATGTCCCGGCCAATGCCGAGTTCATTGAAACTGTCAGAATTGAAAATCAGGAAGTGGCAGAGCAGGCTCGTATCAATGACCTGTCTGTTATCAATGACGTGCTTGCCAAGCGTACTTATGAAGAATCTGGCGACTATGTAGTTGATGAGTTTCTAATTGACATCAAAGAACATTTGAAGATTGAAGGAGCCGGTGGAATTGCTGGCCATAAGACTGCCGATGAAGGTGGAATCGAATCGAAGATGGTTTATGTCCTTGATCCGGGCGTTGCGTATGTCCGTGGATACTCAGTTGAGACTTCTTCCAATACTGTACTCACTGTGGACAAAGCAAGAACCACTGCAAGTTATGAGAGAGTCATTAGCTCATTGAACTATGAGTCATTCATCAAGGTGTCTGGAGTTACCGGGAAATTCCCAGAGCTGCATAAAGTGATCAAGCTATTCAATGCGGCATCTGCCCAGATTGGGTATGCCATTGTTAGAAATGTCAAATATGATTCCCCCGGCATCCTGAAGATTGAACTGTCCAACATTCAGATGAATAGCGGAACCTCATTGGCCAATGCAACCTCTGCCAATCAGGCAGGCATCAACACATTTGCAGCTACCGTTGCAAGCTATTCTGTAAACCCTAAAAATAGCTCCCTGTTATTTCAACTTCCATTTGACAATGTGAATCTTGTCAATAAGTTGATCACCCAATACAACAAGAAGTTCACTGGGACGGTCGTGTATGAGACTGCCGGTGGAACTAACTCTGCCAACACAATCATCCTGACTGGATCGACCGATACCTTTTCAGGAATTGCAAGTGATTATGTGGTCAGTTACGAAACAACTACAGGCGTAGGTAGCCAGTACCAGTTTGCATCTCCCCTTTCAGTCACATTGACTGGTGGCGGAACCTCTGTGAGCTTGTCAATGCCTTTGCTTCCTGATGGCACAACCTTCGCTACATCCTCCATCACTGCGATTTGCAGGCTGACCCGTGCCAATGGCATTGCTAAGACCAAAACGTCTACCCTGTCAGCTCCTGCGGCCTTCCCATCCAGCACTAGCATCCTCCTTGGGCATGCTGATGTGTACAGGATCGTTTCTGTGGAAGATTCCCTTGGATCGAACATCACTAGCAAATATAATTTGGTGACTGGCCAGACGGAATCGGTCTATGGTACATCCAGCATCACCTTGAAGAATGGTGAGATTGCTCCAGTCGGTAATGTGATCGTCTCTTATGAATACTTCGAGCATGGCATTGGCGATTATTTTGTTTCCCAGTCATATGATATCCAATACAAGGACATCCCAGTTTACACAAACTCTTCAGGGGTCAACATGTTCTTGGCAGATTACATTGATTTCAGATGTAAAGTAAACGGATCAGCAACTGGCATCGTGATCAATGAAGAAATCTCTGCGAACAGTTTTGACGCCAATAGTCAGATCATATTTGATATGTCTCATTACCTTCCACGCATCGACAAGATTGCTGTGGACGCGAGAGGTAAGTTCGAGGTGATCTCTGGAATCCCTGCCATCAAGCCAGAGGCTCCTAAAGACCCACAGGATGCTCTGGTCATCTATGACATCGAAATACCTGCATATACTTTCCAAACAACTGATATCAATGTGAAGAAGCGTCAGCAAAGACGATACACCATGAAGGATGTTGGTAATCTGGAACGTCGTATCGAATCACTTGAATATTACACTTCCCTGAATATGCTGGAAGTAGATGCTGCCAACAGAAACTTTGTTGATACCTTCAAGTCTGGATTCATTGTTGATAACTTCAAGACTCAAAATGTGGCCGATACGTCTGCCCTTAGTGAGCTACGTTGTGCATTCGATCTCTTTGAAGGTGAATGCCGACCGGAAGTCCATTACACCAGTGTGAATGTAGAGCCAGTTGCCTCTAATCCCGGCATCGTGATTCGTCACGGCATGGCAATGCTTCCATACACTGAAGTTCCAGTGGTGTCTCAGTTGCTCGCATCTATGACTGAAAGAATTCAACCATTCATTAACTTCTCGTTTGATGGAAAGCTGAAAATTGCTCCAGAAACCGATACATGGTTCTCTACAGTACAAGGCCCAGACATTCTACTGGATGGCGGAACCATTCAGTCTGCTACCTTGGCAAATGGATCAAGAGGATTTGGAAATCTCTGGGGCTTCTGGGGATGGAGAGTTGTAAACACAGTTTCTTCCAAGAAGACTATCGGGGAAACAATTGCAACTACTACTGCAATTCCATATATCCGTTCAAGACGAATCACATTCTCTGCGACTGGCATGAAGCCACACACCAGAGTGTACCCATACTTTGATGGAGTAGACGTATCGAAGTTCTGCGGAATCTCTGGAGTCAACCAGCCGATCGTCACAAGTGGTGCAGGTACAGTTACTGGAATATTTGATATCCCAAATGATGCAGTGAACCGCTTCCGTACTGGCGTCAGACAATTCGTCCTGACTGACAATAAAATTGAACCATCGACTGAATCTGCGGCTGAATATACGGCCACTGGCAGTGTAACCGAATTGAGGACTGAAATTATTACCACTCGGGTAATTACTCCAGTGGCAGTAAGACGTCGTAAGTGGTTCGATCCACTTGCACAGTCATTCATGATCAACGAAGATGGCGGATGTTTTGTATCCTCAATTAACATCTTCTTTGGCCCTGAAACAGTCGGTAACAACTTCGATACGACTGTCCAGATCAGAAACATGGTGAACGGATATCCCGGCGAGACTGTCATTGCTTCAAAGACTCTTGCAGCCAATCAGATTACTGGATCAATCGACGCCACTGTGAGTACCAAGTTTGAGTTTGACTTCCCTGTCCATCTGGAAAAGGAAAAAGAGTTCTGCTTCGTGATCATGTCTGACTCTGAAACATTGACTGCATGGGTTGCAAAGCTCGGCCAGAAGAATGTGACTGCCGGTGGAATTGCAAATCAGGTCATCAGCAAGCAGCCGTACCTCGGTGTGATGTTCAAGTCACAGAACAACACCACATGGACAACTTCACAAGAACAGGATATCAAATTCGAGATCAACCGTGCTAAGTTTGCAGTGGGTAGCGGAAGCATCACATTGAACAACAAGACGATCACAAGTGACGTTGGAACCGAGGCAGATATCTATCTTAACCAGTTAGGTGACAACCAGTTGAATTTTGAGACAGGTAGCAAGGTAGTTGAAGTGAGTCATCGGAATCATGGTTTCTCTAATGGAAACAAAGTGTACCTGAAGAGTCCTTCTACTGCTGCATTGAATGGCGTTCCTGCCTCAGAGATTTTCGATGTGGCTGGAAAGAATGTGACCGTGATTGATATT